CAACCAAAGAATAAGATATATTTAAATCTTGTTCCTAACTTAAATAAAAAGCCAGGCGATAATCAACCAGTATTTGTTGCACCTAATTCTCCAAAAGCTCCAGAAGGAAAAAATTGGAAGATGAACGTGAACATTAATAATGAGTGGTACGACTACTGTGCGTTTGATGGAACTGATATAGAAGGAAATGCTACTGGAGGCTATACAGTTATATTAACGAAAAAAGAACAGCAAGCAACAGCAGGAGCAAATAAACAACCAGCATTTAAAGCTGGTGGATTTCAAAAGAAAGCGTTTACAAGTAACAAATCTTTTGGTAATCGCAATTACTAATAGTAGGTAATACTATTATTACCTCTATCCCTAGGGTTTTCATCAGGCAGTCATGCCTACCCTTTCACTTTGTTTCCCTAGGGGTAGAGTAAAAAACAGAAAAGGATTATACATGGTAAACAAATCAGACTTCATTGACATTGAAGAAAAAATACAGAAAAGAATTATAGAAGATCGTCATCAAGAGTATGGAGATTACGAAGAAAACTTTGCATTGCTTGCCGAGCTATTCTCTATCGTTTTATTTGATAAGGTTAAAGTTGCATTAGTGCCTGAAGACGTTGGTCATATAATGATGGCACTTAAACTCTATCGTTGCACCAAAAGATATAAGGCGGATAGCTACGATGATCTTGCTATCTACTGCAAAATGACTAAGAATCTAAGGAATAAAAACAGTATTGCCAAAAAGGATAAGTAGTGCTAAAGTTCATACGTAATAAGAACTGTGAATGTTCTTTTGTTTATACAGAAGAATTTGATAGTGCAGAAATTGCATCAGATCCAGCTGCCAAAGGTGTAGTGATTGATGTTAAGATTTCCAGTATTAAAACAGTTTTTACAACGATTAAACAGAAGGAGCAATTAGTTGGAACAACTAAAAGTTCGTCTGCAAAAATTGAGAGATCTGCAAGAAAAGAAGTATCGCAAGGCTCTTGATTATCAGTATAAATACCAAAAGTATTTGTACGATTCAAAGAAGTTAATCTTTGAAATAGAGCAGACAAAAGAAAAGATAATGGCTTAAACTATTATCGTTTTAAAAAAACAACAATAGGTTGTTAAACAACCAAGGGGAGATCTATGACACCAAAAGAATTTAAACAACAAATAAAACTTAGGTATGGTTTTAATAGTTTTTCAAATCTAAATGATAAAGAAAAAAAATTATATCGTACTGGTTTTAAAACTGGTTACAAACTAGCAAGAGAATATTTTAAAACTTACATCAGGCACAAACAAACAATTGTTAAAGAAGTTATTAAGTATGTAACCATCAATGATGTTGTGGTCCCTGAGAACGTAAAAGAAATATTATGTATTGTTGCCAATCAACTGGGTGTTAATGTTAATGATGTTATTGCTAAGACTAGAATACAATCAGCTGTGATTGCACGATCCATATTAATTAATGTACTTAGAGATAAGTACGCAATGCCTTTCACAAAGATTGGAGTTATCCTTGGTAACAGAGATCATACCACTATGATCCACCATGTTAGAATGAAAATGAATAAGGAACATTTTTGGAAACCTGATCACATTATTTGGAATAGATATAAGTACGTGATGGATCAAGTAAAGTAATTACTTTTTAAATCCTGATAACAAACTCTTATAAGATTTTTTAGATATAGTAGATTCAGATTTAGATCTTGATGTACCAGCTTCTTTGCGTTTGTTTATATTATAATACAAACCTTTGCGAGCCATCTTACCTTCTTTAGTTTTGTGATAATTAGATTCCATATTACATTGATAGCAAAGATTTAAATCCTTTAACCATTTTATCTTTATGCTTCTTACCTTTCATTAAAGAACCATTAGGCATCTTATGATAACCTTCTTTTGTTTCATGCTTCTTTGTATGTTTGTCTTTCATTTACTTTGCAAGCATTGACTTGCCAGTTTTCTTTTTAACTCCACTAATAGTTCCTTTATTTTCTGAAGCATAGAATATAGTTTTACCTTTTTCGTTACCATATTCTTTTTGCATTGCTGCTAAAATCTTTTTACCTTTTTTATTCAGTGGCATATTAATAAATTAGTCTGTTTGATTTAGAACAATTAGCAGATGGTGTTAAGTATTGCAAGTTCCATTCAACATGTAATCCACACACAATTTTACTTTGTAATGGTATTATATGATCAACAACGTATCCTTTTGGACATTTTTTATATATTTCTCTTATCTTATTAAGGTTGGCAAACTTAGGTGTGGCTTTTAATTGTGATGCTTTTCTTTTAGACCAGGCAGCTCTTCTAATATGAGGATTATTTAAATTATATTCTTTTATTTTTTTTTTTATTATTTCTTTATTATTTAAATAGTATTGTTTTATTTTGTGTTTATTATTTAAACGATATAATTTATTTCTTTCTATTATTTTTTTTTTATCTCTTAATTTATATTTTAAACGATATTTTTTTTGGTATGCTCTTAAATTTTCTTTAGTTTTTAAACGATATTTTCTTTGATATTCTGTTTTATTCGTTGGCATATTTATGCTTGCACTTCTTAGTCTTTAGATATTCTATATACATTTGCATACGCTTTTCGCTATCTTGATTAGCAACTGGCATTTCTTTTATATTGTTTTGTCTTGTTGTTTCTGATTGCTCATAGCAAGTTGTATGCTGACAAGTTCTGTCTGCAAAGATAACAAATGAATCTGTATTGATAACTTCTATGTTACAGGATTTACAAGAGCCTACACTCTTTAATATAAATTTTTTCTTAGCCAAGACTAACTCTTCTTATTTCTTGCAGCGAAAGCTCTGGCTTCTTCTTTGTTACTAAATCCCCAGGCACGCAATGCTAGTTTTAATCTTGTTGGTTTGCCTGACTTAGATAATAAAGATCCAGCCATGCCACCAAACCTTGCAGCAAAAGAAACTCGTCTTGGATTAGTACCTGTCTTTACAGGAGCTTTAAGATTAGATCCTTCAGTACGATTAAAGTATTTTCTACCAGCTTCGTTTAAACCACCACTTGGATTTTGATACATTTTTTTAACCATTATAATTTCTCTCTAAAAGGATTGTAGTCATCCTCATTTATGTCAAAGCTGAAATAGCTTTGCTCATTTATCTTAAAGCATTTACACTGTTTTAGTAAAGCACAAAATACTTTTCTTAACCAAAAAATACATTTGACATTTAACATAAACTATATTCTCCCCTGACCAACATATTCTTTATATGTTTTGTTTTTATTAACACGCTTTGTATGTCTGCCTTTTCTTTTCTTAGGTGGTTTGCGTATATGTTTGTTCTCAAGATTTTTTTTTGCCATTCTTTTTCTTAGTAATTTTTACTTTAACATTACTACCTTGCTGAGATAGTAAAGATACTTTCTTGCTGTATGCTTGAGAAAACATTGTGCCTATATCGTTAGACATTATTCTTTAGATTTGTTTGCCATTGTTCTAGCAATAGATTCACCTGATCTACCAACCACATAGCCTCCCAATCCTATTTGTAATAATGTCCAGACATCTCCTGGTAATTCAAATGTTATAATTGATCCTGTAAATATTTTAATTACTGGACCAAGAATATAATTCCATACTAGAATAAATATAAGTACATACATTAATAATGGTCTCCATGATGCGGTAAACCAACCAGCCTTAGCTTCAGCTTCTACAATAGATGCTGCTGCTTTTAATTCTTCTGTACTTGATTGTAATAATTGTTGATTAAGTTGTGCTTTTAATTTCTCTTGTAGATCTCTATCTGGAACTGCCTTCTCTATGGTAGAGAATAGGATCTTAGCAAGTGGTGCTATTGCTCCTAACATTGGTAACATTTATATTGTACACTTTCTAACTAAGTTAGACAACTCTTCGCATCTGCTTGGTGTCTGTCTATACCATGCTGAGTTTAACATTTCCGCAGCAGCTCTGGTATAATCATATTCATTTAAAGCTGCAAACATATTCTTAAACTTAGATACACCAGTCTTACCTAATTGAAATACCATCTCAATAATAACTCCTTTAACAAGCATAGGTAATG